CATATTAAACGAAGTCGTTCCTTATGGGGCGGCTCTTTTAATGTTCATTTTTATTTAGAAAGGTGATAACAGTGGTTTTGGAAGAGGTTGAAATGACTTGTACTGAGGTTGCTCAGATTTTGACTGACCCGTATGGGCTCACAAAGAAAGAGCAACGATTACTTGCCTATTTACTGGATGACGATAATAGCAGGAAGATCGGCGACGTGTGTAAGGTTCTGAAGACCACAACGAGGACACTTCTCTATAAGACGCAACCATCTCTGAATAAGAAGCTCGATCAAATTCCTATGAGAGAAGGCCATACTGTCACTTTAAAACGGAGGATCAATGATGAATTACAAGCGAATTAAGGACCCACCCGAATATAAGCAGCCGAATAAGTGTAAAGGCTGTATGTGGGGCGAATGGACAGGGACGAAACAATTTTGTAGTAAGCAGGCGCTGATGTGTGTAAAGAAGGTGAATTCTTCCTGATGTCGAATTGTGATGTCGAAGGGAGGGGAGGAGAATGAGTAAACGGAGTGATGAAATAGCTTCAGATATTGTTCAAGCATTAATTCAAGCAAGAGGAGCTGCGATTGCACCTACTACGAATAGTCGTGGAGATTTAATCAATACTTTTTTAAGCGATGAAGCAATTGCAGCAGCGTATACAACTATTTTAAAAGCTGTAAATAACTCGTAGGAATCTGAGTAAATACTGAGCACCCTAACCGGTGCTTTTTCTTTTTCCTATATGACGTAATCTAAGCCCATTTCAGGAGCGTATGTTCTTATCGTATAAATACAGGACGAAGGATAGAAAACGTCAGGAACGTGGCAATGCGTTGGCGTGCGAGTCTGTTTTCGTCTCACCTATATGAAAAACCAACTTAACTCAAAGGAGTCATAAATATGGACATCAGGACTATTACTATCGATAAGATTAATGCAGCTACTTATAACCCTCGTGTCGATCTTCAGCCAGGAGATCCTGAGTACGAGAAGCTTAAGCAATCCATTGAAGCATTCGGATATATTGACCCAATTATATGGAATGAACGTAGTGGGAACATGGTTGGCGGTCATCAACGTTATAAGATCATGGTTAATGAACAGAATCATACAGAGTTAGCCGTATCCGTTGTGGATCTGGACGACCAACAAGAGAAGCTGCTGAACGTAGCATTAAACAAAGTCTCTGGGCGCTGGGATGATGAAGCACTGGCCCGACTACTGGATGACCTGCAGGAGAGTGGAGCCGATCTGGACTTATCTGGATTTGATTCGAATGAAATCGAAGGACTTATTGAAGAGTTCAAGGAGCTAGCTGAAGATCAATTGGGAGACTTTCAGAATAGAGAACTGAATGTGAATGATTTTGATGAATCCCGATTCGATTGTAAATGCCCAAGGTGCGGATTTGTATTTGATCGTGAGGAAGTATCATGAGCCGTCCACCATGGGATTGGAAGCTGTCTGATTTAGCTGCTGTCCCTCAACATGGTCGAACAGTGTTCAGTTGCTTTAGTTGCGGTGGTGGTTCCACAATGGGATATAAGTTGGCAGGATATAAGATGTTGGGCAATGTGGAGATTGATCCACAGATGATGCGCATATATCGAAAGAATCACAACCCACCGCATCCTTTCTTGATACCTATTCAGGATTTCAAGGCGATGCCAGACAGTGAGTTACCACCTGAATTGTTCGACCTAGACGTTTTGGACGGATCGCCACCGTGTAGCGTTTTTTCAACGGCAGGTGATAGAGAAGATAAATGGGGTAAAGAATTCAAGTTTCGAGAGGGACAGGCTGAGCAGCGTCTGGATGATCTTTTTTTCGACTTCCTAGATGTTGCTGAGAAGCTTCGCCCTAGGGTTGTCGTAGCTGAAAACGTGCGTGGAATGATGATTGGTAAGGCGCGTGGCTTTATTAGTTTGGTATTATCTCGATTTCGCGAACTTGGTTACAAAGTACAGCTTTTCCTTCTTAATTCGGCTACAATGGGCGTTCCTCAAAAACGGGAGCGACTTGTATTTATTGCTGTTCGCGAGGACCTACCCTACCCTCCTTTACAGCTTGATTTTAATGAACCGCTTGTGCTGTATAGAGATATCCGCAGTGGTGAGGGTCCTCTAATTAATCCTAACAGTAAGACGTTCGCACGTTGGCATAAGCGTCGACCTAAAGATCTGAGTATGGGCTATGTGACGAAGCGAGAAGAGGGTAAGATGAGCAACTTCAACACGATACTACTGAAAGATCAGAAAGTTGCTAATACGATCGCCAGTTCATCTGTCTTCTTACGTACTACTGAGCCAAGGCATATTAGTGATACAGATGTCATTCGGTTGCAGACATTCCCAAGCGATTATGATTTCATGGATGCTAATGTACAGTACGTATGTGGCATGAGTGTTCCACCTCTGATGATGAAAAGGATCGCTGAGCAGATCTACTTACAGTGGTTTAAGACAGAATAAAAGGAGGACGCTAGAACGTCCTCCCAATCATCCAGGGTATCCCCCGGCTGAGATAGCGGCGCGCCACGCGTGGCATTTTTCAGACATCCGCTATCTCGTCTTCCATCATAACGGAAAGCTGAGGGATACGTAAATGGGAACACCAGATGAAAATAATTTAATATTGCAGCATGAACTTGAAATCATGGCCGGAATCCTTGAGTCGAAAGCACAGTATCGTAAGATTGTTAAAGCTGGAATAGCCAAGTGGGTAAAGGATTTTCAGGATGGTCATATTGAGTTCAAGACGGTCGATGACCTTAAGAAACTTATTGAAATAGATATTGAATTGCAAAAGGATGAGCTATAACAGGCTTATCCTTTTTGTGTCGGGGGTGGTGATGATGTAATGGCAAGAGCACGCGATCCTAACCGAGACCGCGCACTTGAAATATGGCGTGAACACGGTGGAAATATAACTAATCGGCAGATTGCCGAGCAGCTTGGCGTGGATGAAAAGAAGGTCGCTGTCTGGAAGCAGCGGGACAAGTGGAATGTTGTACAACAGTCAGTTGATAGTGTTGTACAACAAGATGATGCGACTGTTGTACAACAAAAGCCAAGGGGCGCACCCAAAGGGAATACAAACGCCTTGGGTAATCGTGGTGGTGCTCCTCCTGGTAATCAGAACGGCAAAGGGAATAAAGGTGGATCAGGTGGTCCTCACGGTAACAAGAAGGCTGTTACGACCGGAGAGTTCGAAACGATCTGGATGGACGCCTTGGAAGAGGATGAGCAGGCCCTTATTTGGCTTATTGATACTGACCCGATTCAGCAAGCTGATGAAATGATCTATCTTCTTACTATTCGAGAGCGACGTATGCTTCAACGGATCCAGAAGTTAATGAAAGGCCTTACGGAAAAACAACGCAGGGTATTGAATGAGCTCAAGGCAATCAAGGATGTTATGACGGTTCACGATGAGAAGAGTGGTCTAACAAAGTCGGTACCAGTTACCAGGACTGAGATGATAGAGACACAAGTTGAAGAGACTGAGTACAGGACCATTGATGACATCATTAAGCTTGAGGAAGCTCTTACTCGTGTTCAGAATCAGAAGATCAAAGCAATAGAGTTGAAGAACCGACTGATTGCCGTAGATGAAGAAAAACAGCTTCGTATCGAGAAATTGAATCTTGAGCTGCGTGAGTTAAGGGGCGAGGACGATGTGGATCCGCACAAGCAGGGAAGCAATTACGAAGATGCATTGAATGCCCAAACTGCAGCGGTATTTGCAGATGAGGTGAACAACGATGAAGAAACGTAAACGGACTATATCATTCAAATTCCGCCCCTTCAGCCTAAAACAGAAAAAGCTGCTCATGTGGTGGACAGACAACAGTCCATATAAAGACTATGACATGCTTATTGCAGAGGGAGCGATTCGGTCAGGTAAAACAGTGGCTTGCATTGATTCGTTTATGACCTGGTCGTTGGCCAAGCATCGTAATCAGAATTTCATTGTTGCAGGTAAGTCAATGGGAGCACTCAAGCGTAACGTCCTGGAACCGATGTTTCAGATCCTAACGGCAAAGGGTATCGAGTACCATTACCACCGATCAGAGAATCCACACGTCAGTGTTGGATCGAATACGTATTATTTATTTGGAGCTAGTAATGAAGCGAGCCAGGACACTCTACAAGGTTTAACAGCTGCAGGTGCCTATCTGGATGAGGTTGTCTTGTTCCCTCAGTCTTTTGTTGATCAAGCCATCGGTCGTTGTTCAGCTGAGACCGGGAAGAATGGTGCGAAGCTTTTCTTCAACTGTAACCCAGAAGGTCCTTATCACTGGTTCAAAACCGAATATATCGATAAAGCGAAAGAAAAGAAGATTCTCGTCCTGCATTTCACAATGGAGGATAATTTGTCGTTGTCTGAGAAGGTCAAGGCGAGATTCAGACGCATGTTTTCGGGTGTGTTCTTCAAGCGTTATATACTCGGGCTTTGGGTAATGGCTGAGGGAGTCATCTATGACATGTTCAATAAAGAGGATCATGTTGTAGATACGATTGAGCGCGGTTATAGCAGGTATTATATCAGCTGCGACTACGGTACCAAGAACCCGACGACCTTTGGTCTTTGGGGTCTTTATGATGGGATTTGGTATAAGACCAAGGAATATCACTATGATGGACGCCAGGCAATGATCCAGAAGACGGACGAAGAGTATTGCGATGACCTAGAAGCATTCGTCGGCGATATCAGAATTAACTCAGTCATTGTCGATCCATCGGCAGCAAGCTTTATAACAGCGATCCGTAAGCGAGGTCGCTTTTCTGTTACTGAAGCCAACAATGCAGTGATTGACGGGATCCGGAATCTATCTACCGCACTAGGGCGAAAGCTTATTCAATATAATGACTGCTGCTTAGAGACATTTCGAGAATTTGCCTCCTATGTTTGGGATGAGAAAGCTTCAAGTCGAGGTGAGGATAAGCCAATTAAAGATAACGATCATCAGATGGATGCAGATCGTTACTTTATAAATACCGTATTGTTCGGTTCGGACATCGATCCAGCTGGTGCAGAACTGTTGAGAGGAGGGAAAGTATATGGCTAAGATTTGGGACAAAATCGGCGGTGAGATGTCCAAGTTACGTGGTGGCATTGCAAGTCTAATGAATGGACTTGGTTGGAGCATTACCACCGGAACGATCGGTGGAACATACACATTAGACACAACCCGGATTGAATACGCCTTTACTCGGCAGCTGTATGATAATACAGCTGAGAATTATAAACTCGGTGCAGGCTTTGCAAAGAAGATCGTTAATGCAACGGTAGGATTCATGGGGCTTCCTGAGATCAAATCAAAAGATGAGAACGCACAGGATCTTCTGCAAGAGTTCTTCAAACAGAATCGTTCCAAGGTTCAGAGAACACATCTGAACGCAATCAAGGAAGCAGATTGCTTTGTGTGGCTTACCAGGGAAGATACCCCTTCTCCACTCTATCCAGACGAAAAGAAGCGATTGGTTTACAATATCATACCGCCGGAGCAAGTTAAGAGCATTAACCTTGATCCCATTACTGGTGAAGCAATTGAGTATATTCTTGAAGCCACTCATACCTGGGAAGATGAGCATGGAGCCAAGAGACGGGCGGTCATCAAGCAACGAATCAGTGCTGAAAGGCGCAACGTCGAGATCGAAGGCGATCAACCGTTAGGTTTAGAAGCAGGTGAAACATCAAATCCATGGGGCTTCATTCCTATTGTTCACTTTAAAAACGAAGGGGATGAGACAACGGCATATGGTAAGTCAGATCTCGAATCAGTCGAACCGTTCTTTAAGATTTATCATGATGTCTTTTTGCATGCGATCCAAGGATCAAAGATGCACAGCACACCGCGACTAAAGCTGAAACTAAAAGACGTAGCCGGATTCCTTCGGAACAACTTCGGAGTGAATGACCCAGCGGAGTTTGCTAAGAATGGCGGCACCATAAAACTGGATGGCCATGAAATGCTGATCTTTCAGAGCGAAGAGGATGCTGATTTTATTGAAGCCAAGTCCGCCACTGGTGATGCTACATCGTTACTGAAATTTGTTTTCTATTGCATCGCTTCATCGTCGGAGACTCCCGAATTTGTGTTTGGCGTTCATATGCCATCTTCACTGGCGTCAACTAAGGAGCAAATGCCAGTCTTCATTCAAAAGATCGAACGTAAGCGTCAAGCCTTTACGGATTCTTGGAAACTTCTATCACGAATGGTTCTTGCCATGTCATCCAGGGCAGAGAACACACAATACTCCACTTACGAGACGGAGTTGATTTGGGAAACGATCGATCCGAGAGATTCGAAGGATGTGGCCACAGAGATAAAGACGATTGTTGAAGCTTTGGA